AATAAAAGTTTAGATCCTATCGTAACTTCTGACGGCATAATACCAGAAGACCCAAATGCATATAGAGAATATGATCCAAATAATCCACCACCAGATCCAATGGCATAATAATGGCTTCTATATTTAATGCATATGTCGCTTATCAATTCATTAAAACACTCACTACTAAGTGGAGTGATATGGATGCTTTTGATTTGGGTATAATTGATGAAAATGGAAAACAATTAAAGAAATCGAACGATTTAGAAACTCAAAAAGAAAAAAACGCATACACTATTTTTCATAGAGTAACATTTAATCTCAAAAGAATTCTTGAAAAGTTTCCATTTGGTAGAAGTAGAATTGCATCTTATGCGGCCGCCCTTGCTCTGCTCAGAGAAAACAAAGAAGGTTTGTCTGAAGATGATTTGGAAATGATGGAAGAATGTCTTTGTGAGTATATTAATCATCTTGAAAGAGAACAACAAACTATTATGTTAAATGAAGAAATTGCAAATTCGGTAGGAGATGCGAGCAATCTTGCAGGCCTTGGACTGAATCCACCCAAAAACTTTGGTGGTATGCGAGTTTTTAGTGTAAAAAATGATACATATACTAAATTACTTAAAGGTAAGAAAAAATACGCAAGATGGAAAAATTACATAGAATCTGATGAAGCAGAGCCAATCAGAGACTATATAAAGAAGAACCCTAAAAAAAGGGTTGTTCTGATGGACAATAAATTTGGGACAATGATGATATTGTATAGACACAACGAGATTTAATATGTTAACTGGATTTAAAGTATTGGTGGTATTACTGCCGATTGTGATTGCTGCTGGTGGTTGGATGTATGTGCAAAACTTACAAAGTACTATAAGTGTACTTAAAATAAATCAGTCAAAACTTACAGATTCCGTCAAAGCAAAAGACGAAGAAATCGATAGACTTCAAAAAAATGTTGAAGAAGTTATGAGTATTTCTAGGACAGTAGAAAGTCAAAGAAATGAACTCGAAGGCGAAGTTAAAACTTTGCGACAAAAATTATCAGACCATGATTTAGGATATCTTGCCGAAAAAAAACCAGGCCTTGTTCAGAATATCATAAATAAAGATATTGAAAATTCTCTAAAGAGTGGAGTTTTAGATATTATGAGAAACGAAAATGACTAAATATATTACAATATTGACTATAATGTTGTTGGGTGGATGTGCCGCACAACCTACAGAAATAGTAACAAAAGAAGTACCAGTAGAAAAGATCCCTTTGGATCTGAGTATGCCAGAACCTTTTGAATGGAAAGATTTTGAAGTTATAATTATAACCAAAGATAACTTTGATGATGTTATGGAAAAGTTAGAAAAAAGTGGTAAAGCACTATCACTATTCGCGTTTGATGAAGATGGTTATAAATCCCTGACTTTGAATGTGAATGAAATGAAAAGATATATGGCTGATCAAAAATTGGTGATAATACAATATAAAAACTATTACGAAAAACAATAATAATAAAAGGAATAGGTTTTATGTCCGAAGATAAAAGAGATAGTGGACAGGCTTTAGAAACAAGAATTCAGACTGTGGGAATGATTCTCATTGTCGGATTTTTATCTTGGGTTGGTACTGGATTAGTAGACGTTAAGGTGGGCCTTGCACAAGTTCTTTCAGAGTCTATTTCTTTGAGAGATACTTTAAACAGACAAGAACAAAAACTTGTTTTGATAGAAAATGAATTAGATCAGATGCAAAAAGATATGGCACTTTTTGTAACTAGAGCTGAATTGCGAGAAACTTTGAGAGATCAATTTCAATAAAATAACTATTGACAAAACTGTATTGTTAATGTATATTGGTCTTTATGATTCATATTGACCAAATTTATATCTCAAGATTATCACACAAGTTGGATAGATTTGCAAAGAAAAGAGACCATCTTTTCAATTGTAGATGTCCATTGTGTGGAGATTCCCAAAAGAAAACATTCAAGGCCCGTGGATATATCTATCTACGGAAAAATAATTTCAATTATATGTGCCACAACTGTGGGGCAAGTATGTCTTTGGGCAAATTTATGGAGATTGTTGACCCCGTTTTGTATAAAGAATATGTGTTTGAAAAATGGAAAGACGGACAAACTGGAAAAAGAAAAAACTTAAAAGAACCAGAATTTAAGTTTGAATCCCCTGTTTTTAAGAAAAAAGTATGTGATTTTTCACATGCAATTAAAATATCCGACTTGCCAGTAAACCATTCCGCAAGAGTATATTGCGAGAATAGAAAAATACCCAGACTAGATTTAATCTATTATACTAACGATTTTCACAAGTTGGTAAACTCACTAACCGAAGGGTATGATAAACTAATAAAAGAAGAAAGAATTGTAATTCCTAGTTTTGACGAGGAGTGTAATGTTATTGCACTGCAAGGACGTGCATTGGGTAATAGTGATATGAGATATATTACTATCAAAATAGACGAAGAAAAACCAAAAATTTTTGGAATCGAGAGAATTGATAAAGACGAAACAATATATGTGGTAGAGGGCCCGATTGACTCTTTATTCATCGATAATTGTGTTGCTATGATGGGGTCTGATATCGATATATCATTGTTTGATGAGTATGAAAATGTTGTTTTTGTGATGGACAATGAACCAAGAAATAAACAGATTGTAGATAGAATGCAACACATTATAGATTCAAAATATCATTGTGTAATATGGCCAGAAAAAATTAAAGAAAAAGATATAAACGATATAATTTTGTCTGGAATCAGTAGTGTTGAACTGAAACAGATTATAAGTAAAAATACCTTCGCAGGTCTTCAAGCCAAACTAGAATTTGCTAGTTGGAAAAAGTGTTAAATATATAAAATTAGAGGAAAAAATATGCTTAAAGTAGTCAATACAATTAAGGAAACGGATACTCGTTCCATTATGTCACAATCAAAATTTTATGAGGCATATTCTAGATGGAATGACGACAATGAAAGATATGAAACGTGGGATGAATCGGTTGCTAGAGTTATGGAAATGCACCGTCAGTACTATAAAGATAAAATGACTGACAACCTTTCCTTATTAATTGACGAGGCTGAGGCCGCATATAAATTGCAGTATGCACTGGGTGCTCAGAGAGCATTGCAGTTTGGTGGAGACCAACTGTTGAAACATCAAATGCGTATGTATAACTGCACATCATCTTACGCAGATCGTGCGGCATTCTTTGGAGAATTGTTTTATATTCTTTTGTGCGGCGCCGGCGCAGGATTTTCTGTGCAAAAACACCACGTCGAAAAACTACCGAATATTACAGAAAGAAAGAAGCAGGCAAAAGGATATGTAGTAGAGGATTCTATTGAAGGTTGGGCAGACTCTTTGTCTGTTCTTATGTCGTCTTATTTTGTTGGTGGTGGCACTCATCCAGAATTCGAAGGCCGTAAAGTATATTTTGACCTTTCTAAAATTAGGCCGCAAGGTGCAGAAATTTCTGGTGGATTCAAGGCGCCGGGCCCCGAACCATTGCGCAAAGCTTTGGATAAGATTGAACACCTCCTTCAAGGATTGGTGCTCTCTGGCGTCACTGAATTGAAACCTATTCATGTATATGATATCTCTATGCACTCAGCAGATGCAGTACTTGCTGGTGGTGTTAGACGTAGTGCAACAATTGCACTGTTTTCTCCAGATGATGAAGAAATGATGAATGCAAAAACCGGAAATTGGTTTATCGATAATCCACAAAGAGGTCGCAGTAACAACTCTGCTGTTATTGTTAGGAATGAAATCACTAAAGAACAATTTAGTAAACTAATGCAACCAATTAAAGAGTTTGGTGAGCCAGGATTTTATTTTGTTGATAGTAAAGAACATACCACAAATCCTTGCGTTGAAATTGGAATGTTTCCACAAATTGATGGTCAATCAGGTTGGCAAGGATGTAACCTTACCGAAATCAACGGCGGTAAATGCACATCAAAAGAAGAATTCTTTAAGGCATGTCGTGCAGCTGCAATTCTAGGTACATTACAAGCAGGATACACAAGATTTGAATATATATCAGAGGCATCTAAAAAAATCTTTGAAAGAGAGGCTCTGTTGGGTGTGTCTATCACTGGTTGGATGAACAATCCAGAGGTTCTTTTAGACGCAGAAACACAAAAAGAAGGCGCAGAAATTGTTAAGAAAGTTAATAAAGAAGTTGCTGCACTTATTGGAATCAATGCTGCGGCAAGAACCACATGTGTAAAACCATCTGGTAACGCTTCTGTATTGTTACAGACTGCTTCTGGAATTCATGCAGAACATTCTCCAAGATATATTCGGCATGTGCAAATGAATAAAGAATCCGAAGTAGGACAACTACTCGCAAAAACAAATCCATATATGGTTGAAGAATCTGTATGGTCTAGTAGTCGCACTGATTATTGTATTGGATTTCCAGTAATAAGTCCAAAAGGTTCTCTATACAAGGAAGATCTTTATGGTTCAAGTCTATTGGAAAAAGTTAAGTTGGTACAACAGAATTGGGTGGAGTATGGTACAAATGAAGATTTGTGTGCCGATCCAACTGTAAGACATAATGTGTCTAATACTGTAACAGTCCCATCCCACAAATGGAATGAAGTTGAAGATTATGTTTATGAAAATAGGGAATGGTTTGCCGGCATTTCATTCTTATCTGGTTCTGGAGACAAAGATTTTAACCAAGCACCTATGACTGAAGTTTTAACAGAAGAAGAAATTGTTAATAAGTATGGTAAGGCCGCGCTGTTTGCTTCTGGTTTAATTGTTGATACAAGAAAAGGATTCAATGATTTATGGGAGGCAACTATGGTTGCGCAGATGGATGAACAATATCGTGGAGAGTTGTCTGATTTGCGTGCAGAATGGGTTCGTAGATTTAAAAAATTTGCAGACAATTATTTTAATGGAGATGTGAAAGATGCAGAATATTGCTTGAAGGATGTTTTCCTGTTACACAAATGGACCAAAATACAACAAAATTTGCAGTATATAGATTTCAACTCTCAATTGGAAACTAAAAAGTTTACAGACATTGACACAATGGGAGCAATAGCGTGCCAAGGTGGTGCTTGTGAAATATCCTTTTAAAAAGGGGTATGAAACATAATTTTTTCTAAATATTCCTGATATTATAGGAGAAATTAATGTCGAATAAATTTGTTGATTGTAACTTTTGCGGCGTTGAATTTGTTGTAAAATTTATAGATGAAGATGAAGAACTAAAATATTGTCCGGCCTGCGGAGAGTCTTTAGACGACTATATATTAGACGAAGACTCTTTTGCAGAAATGGATGATGATACATGGTTCGAATTGGAGGAATAGATTATAGCCTCACCTCACCTTCGGTGTGCATATATAATGGCGAAAAAAACAAATTTAGTTTTGATAATTGTAAAATATTTTATTTATCAAGTATTAGAAAATTTTCAGAAATACTGGACAAAAATCTTGAGGGGCAATCTACTTTAAAAAATTATGATTGTCCTGAAGAAAGATATGATTATATATCTGATTGGGTAATGGACATACTTATATCAAATGATATTAAAAATGTCGCAATAGAAGATTACAGTTATGGTTCTACTGGTAAAGTTTTTCACATTGCAGAAAACACTGGATTGTTAAAGTGGAAGCTTTGGCAGTCTGAAATAAAATATATGGTTATTCCGCCAACAGTCATTAAAAAATTTGCCTCTGGAAAAGGCAATGCAAACAAAGAAAAAATGTATGAAAGTTTTTTGTTTGAAACGAAAAGAAATTTGCAAGAAGAATTTCAAATTAAATCTGACAAAATTGGCAATCCAGTGTCAGATATTGTAGATTCTTATTTTATTTGCAAATATATACTTGACAATCGGTAAAGAATCACTTATATTAATAGTATGAATATATTTGTTTTAGATACCAACCCCGTAGTTGCCGCTCAATTACAATGTGACAAACACGTTGTAAAGATGATTGTTGAGTCGGCGCAAATGTTATCAACTGCCCATCGTATTCTTGATGGTACGAAAATCAAACGTCCATCAAAGTCTGGCAAACGAATGGTTGACTATTGGATACATCCAAATAGTCAACTAGAAAATACACTTTACAAAGCTGTGCATCCTAGTCATCCATCTACGTTGTGGACAATGGAATCGGTTACAAACTATCACTGGCATTATAATCATTTCATTGCACTGTGTAAGGAATATGAATACAGATATGGAAAAGTCCACTCTACATACGACTTGCTCAAAGACGTGCTTAAAGAACAACCAGTGAATATTCCTATCAATATTCTAACGCCATTCAAACTTGCAATGCAGTCTAATCCAGAGTGTATGTTAGAGTGTCCTGTAGAATCTTATCGCGCCTTTTACCAAACAAAACAAGACAGATTCAAAATGGTTTGGACAAAGCGTCAAGTGCCGGAGTGGTTTAATGTTGCCTGATGAAGAAGTTGATTTTTCCAAAGTGTATATCGGAAGTCACATGGAAAGAGCAAAATGGTTTGCAAAAGTAGTCAACTATAAACCTGTCAATTCTCAGTTTGGGCCTTCATTTGTTTATAATATAATTACAAGG